CCGGACCTCAGGGACCGAAGGGCGACCCGGGGGAGACACAAATCCGTTTTCGTCTGGGGCCGGCGAGCATTATTGAGACAAACAGCAATGGCTGGTTCCCGGGTACAGATGGTGCGCTCATCACCGGACTGACCTTTCTTGACCCCAAAGATGCCACACAGGTTCAGGGGCTGTTTCAGCATTTGCAGGTCAGATTTGGCGACGGGTCGTGGCAGGATGTTAAGGGACTGGATGAAGTGGGCAGTGATACAGGCAGAACAGGAGAATGACATGAATATTTTGAGAAAGCTTATGGAGCGTCTGTGTGGTTGCGGAAAGCATGATGACCGTGAAAACGGGGAGTTACTTACAGCACAGCTGCGACTGGGACCGGCAGACATTCTGGAGTCAGATGAGAATGGCATTATCCCGGAGCAGGCCAGGGTAATCACGCAGGTGGTGATACTGGATGCGGATAAAAAGCAGATACAGTGCGTGGTAAGACCGCTGCAAATTCTGCGTGCTGACGGGACGTGGGAAAATATTGGCGGGATGAAATAGTCGACAGCTTCACAAAAACCGGAGTCCGGCTCCGGTTTTTGTTGTCATGTCCGGTGGATGTTTGTTATGACTCCCTGTGTTTGGAATGAATATTTAATAACAGGTGTCTGGAAATATAGGGGCAAATCTACTGGATAGGCTATTGGGGCGTGAGAATCGAATGGAGAGAAGGGCTGTGGCTCTGGAAAGGCAATTAAATGGAGGTGTCGATTTTTTAAGGAGTGTTAATAACTATTTTCAGAGTGTCATGGCAGAACACAGAGAAAATAAAACAAGTAATAAAATATTAATGGAAAAAATAAATTCTTGTGTATTTGGAACGGATTCTAATCACTTTTCTTGCCCGGAGTCATTTTTGACATGCCCGATAACGCTGGACACACCTGCGAATGGAGTGTTCATGAGAAACTCACAAGGTGCTGAGATATGCTCTCTATATGATAAGGACACGTTAGTGCAACTTGTTGAAACTGGTGGAGCTCATCCTCTGAGTCGAGAACCTATAACAGAATCAATGATTATGAGAAAAGACGAATGTCACTTTGATTCAAAAAAAGAATCCTTTGTTGCAAGTGATGCTTAATTTTTTTTTGTTGGTGTGTTTTTATATTAATAGTTTATTATAATAGTGCCATGTAAGGATATATTGTCTGAACAATTATTCAGACAATATTTTTTTCTTGCTTTATATGAAATATATAATATTTGGATCCTTAATTTCTAACCAAGGGGTCCCATGTTTTTATGTTATGATGCAGCCCATAATTTCGGGGGCTACATGCAAGAATATCTTTTTCTTCGGCGCCTGATTTGCGTAAAAACGTGGCTGCGCCAGAAGAACAATTACCTTGTGTTTCTGTGAATGGCGGTAACATTTTGTAAGTCGGTATGTTGTTGAGCATTGTTTTTATATTGTCAGCTGGAATTGATTTTTCTTCATGTAGTGGTGTCGGGATAAGCGTTCCATTTCTCTGAAGTACTTCATCTGAATACAATCGATGTAGCAACAAACTCTGTTTTGTCTCTATTAATGAGATTGAGCTGATATTGGGTAAGTAACGAATTGATAACTGACTGAGTTTTATTACATTTCCTGAATAAAGATACTCACCTAACTCTGAAAATTTCCTTCCTGTTATCTTATCTGTATCATCAGAACTAATATTTTCGAACATTCTTACGTCTCGCTCTCCTAAGTTTGGTTTTGCATTATCTTTTCCATTGTTTTTATATATCCACATCTCTTTTTTTTCTGAAGGAATCAAATATGTAAGTGATTTTACTTCATCTGCAATTTGTTCTTGTTGGATATTGGTATTGGCCTTTAACCTGGTTTCATTATACTTTTTATAAAAATCTTCAATGCATGTGAATTTTTGCCCTTGTAGTTTTATAACCGTTTCTTTTACATCGATTGGAAATTTATTTTGATTTCGCACATTATTTAACTTTTTTAAAAACAAAGAGTCAATGTCTATTCGGGAGCGTTTATCATCACTGTTTATGGCATAGTATTGGGCTCCGCTCCTGCTTCCCATTCCTGGGGTCCCTGCAATAATAAATGAGTGACTTCTTGTATGTCTGCCATTGAGTAGAGCAAGGGGAGTTTTAGCTGTAGCCAACCATACAGGAACGGATTTTAAAGATATACCATATTCTTTATGAACAATTCTTCTGGAGACGGGGTTCGTCATTGTTGTTTCATTTGAAAGTTGTTGATGTTCACTGAACAGATGGTAACATGATGATACAACTGATGATATTTTGGGCATAAATAGTCTCCTCGCTATATGTTTGTTATATGGTGATTAACTTATTGAAAATATGCTTCTTATATTGTGCTTTTATTTTTAAATACTGTTTTGTTGAAGTGGGTATATGGGTAATGCGTAAAAACATTGTTTTGTTATATTAAAATGACACTTGTCTTTGCTTATAATCATTTCTGGAGCAAAGGGGTCACGGCTGAGGGGGTGGAGAGCGTTACGCAGGATAAGTTCAGTCAATGCTTCCTGATCATATAATGCACATATTTCTGAATTTCGAGCATTTCTGACAAAAACACCTGTCTCAGGAATATGTAGCGTTATCGGACAATTAAGATGTTCCTCAGTACAGGAAAAGTCTTGTAAACTAACGGGAAATGCATTCGAATTTATTCGATCTAGTAGTGTTTTTATGACGCTTTCCTGCACAAGCGGGGCAGCTTGCCTCTGCTCCAGATATAAGCTGTATGCCTGCAGAAAAGTGTTACCTCCGTTAAGTTGTCTTGTCAGGCGGTCTGCGAGATGATGAGCCTCTCTTGCCCCAAGATGGTCCCAAAGTCCACCAAGAATAGGCTCAACACTAAAACCATCCATAAACTGGATATAATGAAGCCTCATATTACGGCCTCCTATAGTAATAGTGTCATTCTGGTTGCTTCTTGCTATATGTCGTAAAGCCTCCAGCTCATTTTCCGGCAATACACTTCCATTAGAAAAATTTAATATGACTGGCATATTATTATCCTTTTTAATCCATATTGTGAACTATATTGGTAACAAGAATCAACATACCGCTCATGATATGTGAATAAAACAATACAATTTTTAATAGAATATTATTGCATGCATGTTTTTTCTGGCTACAATAAACGCAAGTATGCAATATTGTAAACACTTTTTTATAAAAAGGAATTATAATGCCGATGAATACTACAGGTATGTCTTTCAGCTCTTTTGGTATAAGTTGCCATAAAGAGAACTCCTTCAGGAACTCTTTCCGAGGGAAGAATGATGAGGTCGTAAAATGTTCAATTGGAGAACGGACTATTAGCTTTTCTGTTCGCAAATTTAGCGGCAATATACTGGAAACGGTGAGAAGGCAGAGTACTAAAGATATTGATGAGTGGATAAAAGATGAACGGATAGTATATCCCTCAAGGGTGATCAACCAGGAGATTGATAATTACTGTTTTCAAAAAAATGCAAAAATTTCCACTGAAGAGAGGCAAAGAGTCTTTTTTCTTGTGAGCCAGGAGAATCAACTAACCCTTGATGTTAAGGCAGCACAAAGTTCTATTAATCATGTAATAATGGGGAGTGCTTCTTTTGGCAAGAAAATGGATGCTCTTTGTGATGGTATGAGCCGGGATGTAAAAAATCGTACATCAGATACCATAGCAAACTTGCTTGCGGACAAGTTTTACCAGAAACATATCGATTCGGATATTGATATTGTAAAACTACGAAATGATATCCCAGATTATTTGATGCGTGCTATACAGGGATGAGGCTAGAGGAGAGGACTGCTTCAGCATCATCGGCTTCGGACCAGTAAAAGAGACGCAGAAAATGCACAACGGCACCACACGCCATGCATGGATTCAGATTACTCATGGCTCACCAGTACAGCTATAAATCGTAAAGAAAACCACAGTACGTTATACACAGAAACGTACCGTGATTCATTATTTATTGTACAGGTTCATCGCAGCGACAATATTTTGTGATGTTTGCGTGGTGCGCCCCACTTCAGGATGCTGCAGATCTGGAAATTGCAACGGAGGAAGAAACCTCATTGCTGGAAGCCTAGAAAAAGTATCGGGTGTTGCTGAACCGTGTTGATACATCAACTGCACCTGATATTGAGTGGCCGGAAGAACCAGACACAATGTAAGCGAAAAAGAAAAACCGCAGACACGACGTATGCAGGACGTGCTGCGGTTGGCTGGTGAACTTTCGATAGTGCGAGTATTGAATGATTTCCAGCCGTTACCGATTTTACGTGTTAATTAGTGAACAAACCACTCGTCAGCAGACTTCCAGGTATCTTTCAGAGTCTCCTGAACAAAAGTTTTAGCTGAATCTTTATCGGCGGTGCGCGTAACAGAAAGGCCATCGTTGCTGGTGGCTTTTACGATCACCTCTACATCGTCATAACGTTTACTGATGCGTCGGGTTAATTCTTCCTTTAACGCATCCACAGCACCGTTTGGCATTTTAGTCATTTTTTCTTTGGCTATGCAGATCTCAATACGCATAAAAGTCCCTCTATACTGTGTTTGTATACAGTATTATTTTTAACTGTACAAATAAACAGTATCAAGGTGAGTGAGATGAAAAAAACGGGGGTGTTTTTGTTACCCTTAGTTACAAATTGAAAAACCCCAGTCGGTGATAACTAGGGGTTTTTAGAAGTGCACGTGCATTTCACGTGTATATTTTTGTCTTTTTTCAGTCCGACTACTGTCTGGCTTGTGTCCGTAAGTGGCTGTATTTATTGCTACTGTCCGGTTGTAGTCCTTCTTAAAGTGGTGGAGCTGGCGGGAGTTGAACCCGCGTTCTTTTTACTTTATCTTTGTGTTTTATAAGAGTTTTACAGGGCGCTGATACGATGCGTAGCTTTAACGGATCTTTATTGCAGGATATATCCTAAAATGACTAGGCTGTGTCCCTTAATTACGTAACCGTTGATAAAAGAATCGGATGCAGCCAGTTTTACCATCGCCAGATAATTTCTCGCCGTTTTGTCGTAACGCATAGCAATGCGGCGGTATTCTTTCAGGCAACCAAAACACCGTTCAACGACGTTGTGATTGCGATACGCATCACGATCAATCCGTGCACGTCCATCTGATGCCATTTTTTTCATTTGAGTTTCGGGGGATGATTGCCTTTATGCCTTTATTTTTCAGCTCGTTACGCGAACTAGCTTTCATGAGACTGCCCGGGGCTTAGTACGATATTTAACGGGAGGCCGCTTCCGTCTGTTGCCAGATGGATTTTGGTGCCCAAACCGCCTCGAGAGCGACCCTGCCCATTATCTCCGTCGATATTGGGATGTTTTTTTGAGCCCCGTCGGCGCATTTAAACGCCCGGATATTACTACCATTCAGCGCTGTGGCAGACCAGTCAACAAAGCTGTTCGCATCAAGTAGTGAAAGCAATCTGTTGAAAATGATGTTAATTACGCCTGACTTTGACCAACTGTTAAAGCGGTTATAAACGGTTTACCATGGCCCATATCGTTCGGGTAAATCGCGCCATGGTGTGCCGGAACACAACACCAGAACATGCCATTGATGATTTTACGATGCTCTGCCCATGAGATACCTGCCCGTCGTGTGACAGGTTCTGAGGCAACAAGGGGTTGATGATGGTCTATACTTCATCGGGGAGGTCGTAGCGAGCCATGATTCAATATGTTGTGGAAATAGGCCGTTACTATAGATCAAGCTATTACGGGACACAATTTTATCGATTGACGATATATTTTAAAGAGAATGGTGATTTTATTATCAATAAAAACAATAAATTAAACGTTACTGCTTTTTTAACGGTTAAGCAACATCTCTTGAAAAATAAGTTTATAGTCATTATTATACGCCAACTTAGCTGGCCCTTGGATGGGTTATTCTGCAAAATTAGAAGAATAAGATGAACCAGTGCACACAGTGGTTGGGGTATCATGGCACCAGTGTTTTATGTGCTAATTCAATCATTAATACAAATTTTAATGTCAGTAGACAAGAAAATGATTGGCTTGGTACCGGAGCCTATTTTTTCATTGAGTCGCCGGGATTGTTGGCCCCAGAAGAAAAAGCGGCTCAATGGGCTAACATTAGGGCTAGTAATGCGAGACCTAACTATACTAATCTAGCAGTGTTAGAAGCTACCATTGAAGTTGAGCAGTATCTTGACTTAGACAATGATGAGCACATAGCCGCTCTCAACAAAGTGAGAGAGGTTTACATGGAAATCATGAAGTCTGAGGGTAAGAAACCAACTGGTAACAGATTGTTTGACAAATGCTGTTTTTGTAACTATGTAATGCATGAGCATGGTATTGACGCCCTGATACGTAAAGAGTATATCAAAACTACAAGAGAGGAGCTTGATTATGGTTTTGAAGGGGGAGTTCCTAACTGCAGAGTCTTATGCGTTAAAGACCCTAAAGCGAGTGTTAAGTCCATACGATTCGCGGTCGAGAGAAGGATAGTACGATGAACATCAATTTATGGCTCGAAAAGACCTTGGACTCTATAAGGTCAACTGATCCGAAAGCTCTCATGGTGAGGATGGAGCGGTATGGATTGATTGAAGATGATGTTAATAAAAATAAGGAAATGTCTCATTCTGGTTATGAATATACAGTTTGTGAGGATCTTCCTAGAGAGGTTCCTTTTGCGTCCTATTTTTTCATTGATAACGCTTCGTATCATGAAGAATCTATAAATGCTTTATCCGTGCAGTTGACTTTCACAACAGCGCCGCGTGAAGCGGCGTTTTCATTGGCTTCACGTCCAGTGTTTTATACATCAGAGATTGCTTGTGGAAATTCTCTGGATCATATTGCCCAGGCTGCTTAATATGAAATTTCAATTAAATAAGAATCAAATAGAAAAGTTAAGTATTGAACATTTTATAAATGAATCATCTATTAAAAACAGTTTTTCATTTTCACATACATGCAAGTATGATGAAGAAAAGAATAATGAGTTTATCATTTCTTTTAAATTTGAACTTACATCTGACAATGGTTTTAAACTTATTTTTACGCATAATTTCTTTTTTGAATGCGATGAACCAATTACAGAAGAGTTTTTACAGTCACATTACACATCAGTGAACGCTCCTGCTATTGCCTATCCTTATGTAAGAGCATTTGTGGCAACATTACTTTTAAACGCAGGCTTAGAGTCTGTTTTATTGCCTGCTGTTAATTTTGTTGAGCATGCTAAATCGCAAGATAAATGATTAAAATGAGAGCAAATAAATTGCTCTCATTTATACATGATATCATTTATGGTATTTTCGTTATCGTACTCTTTTAAATATCTTCCATAATGCCTAAATAGCATTTCTGGTCCTTTATGTCCCATTTGTCCAGCAAGCCAAAATAGGTTCGCCCCTTGACTGATATGGCGAGTAGCGAATGTGTGTCTCGTTTGATATGGATTACGGTATCTGATTCCTGCTTTTCTCAATATTGGCACCCATGCTTTTTTCCTAATTGCATCAGCACTTGCCCAAGGTTTATTGGTCTTTGGATCTTCAAAGACTGTAGCATTCTTTATGAATGTAAATGGCTTCTGGTTTATCAACGCCAACATTGCTTCTTCAGTCAGTTCAACTTTACGGGTACCGGCTTTTGTCTTTGTTCCTTTGATAACTCCGACAACACTTGCGCTCTGAACATGGGCTGTTTTTCCAACAAAGTCGATATCATGCCATCGTAGGGCACATAATTCAGAACTACGCAGGCCTGTATGTATGGCGAACCGGAACAGATTTTCCCATTGTTTGTTTCCGGCTGCTGCTAGTAATGCATCAACTTCTGCTGGTGATAGCGGATCAACTACGTAGCTGCTTTCTGCTTCTGACTTATCACTTTGGTAGCGCGAAGCTGTTACTAACGATACGGGGTTAATTTGAAGTACCCCATCGGTCACGGCTTCATCAAGTGCTGACCGCAGGAAAGATAACTGGTTGCGAATGGTTTTTAAGGTCGTTTTCTGGCTTTGAATCCACGCTTTCAGGGTTGCTGGTGTTAATTCACTTGCAGGGCAAATGTGAAGTGAGGCTAACGCACTACGGCATTTTTTATAACCACCGATCGTGGATGGTGAAAGTTTCCTCGTTTCGCAGATTTCAAGATATTCGTCTAGGTACATTTTTACCGTTTTGCCAGCGGCAGCATTACCAAAAATTTTCAAACGAGCAGAACGGGGAAAATATTCTGCATAAATGAATGTTCCCCTTTCGATCTTATTATGGATTTCGCCGAGTGTACGCTCGGCGTATTTAATGTTCTTTGGTGTTACTTCCAGATTGGAAAGCGGCTCACGACATCTAACTCCTTTGTAGGTGAAAGTTATATTGATCGTTTCTCCTTGGCGGTGTTTCCTGATTGTTACGCCGCGCGGTAGTTTGAGCAGTTTTGTCTGGCCCATTTTGCCACCTCACTAAGATCAATCCACCTCTCCTTAACGCCTTCAACCTTTAAAACCTGAACACCTTCACGCCAAACACCGCGCTGTACACGTTTGTTTATTGCTTCAGGAGTTTCGCCAGTTTCTTTGCAATAAGTTGAGATAGGAACACAATCGAGGTTCAGCATATGTTTCTCCACTTAGCCCGCTGCACACGGGCAGTAATATCAAATTCCAGTCCTGATAATTAATTTTGTTCCCTAGTTGCTACCTGTTTTATTGTCCTGATGCTGTCCAGTAGCAGACGGCGACGCATGTTTGGTGCCCCCAACGGTTACCAGTCTTTTTGTCGTAGGATTCACAACGTCCGGCAACCCAGGACGTTTCAGTGGAATGTAATTTCATCCGCTTTTCACCGTCTCGGATGATAACAATTCCTGTATGAGTTTTTATCACGCTCATTTCTCAGTCTCTGGTGCTTTCTGCATTACTGCCCAGTGAGTGATATTGACGTTTTCAAGGTCCCCGACCTGAAATGTCCACTGCCATTCTCCGGTTTCTTTTTGTCCCCAGGTGTACCAGAGAGAACGCCAGCCAATCAGCCAGCCTTCTCCGTTAGCATCAAATAACAGAACACTTTCATTTGCTGGTGGCAGTTCAGCTGACACTGGTATTATTTTGTTTTCCAGTGCTGCACATTTAGCTTCAAGCGCATCGAATTTACGCACTAGGTATTCAGCATCTGTTTTATTTACTTTCAGATCTCGCGGTACACATCTCCCACGAAGAAACCCTTCCATTTCGAAAACATTCATGCGCATTTGCGTAACTCCGATAACTCGTTAAAGCGTTCCATAAACATCCCGTAGGCATGGCCCGGTGCCAGTGGAATCACGTTGAACATCTCTGTTGCCGGGATACCTTCCAGTACAGGCCAGAAAGAGCCATCATCAAGCCCGAGATCGCGGCGTTCGGTTGCCAGCATGATGAGATCGGCATATTTCACGGGCGTACTCATAACTGGGGGTAACCCGTATTTCTCACGGATTACGGCGTCTATTTTTTCTTCCATTTGTTTATAGTCAGGAAGAAGGCGTTTCAGTGGTGCGGGAATGTCCTGGCAATACGCTTCTGTTGCATCATGCATTAACGCTTCAAAAGCAAATTCCTGCGGCACCAGCTGGCTGCAAAGAACCGCATGTTGGGCGACGCTGTAGAAGTGCGAAAGATGACCGGCAAAGCGACAGATATTTGAAAGGGAAACCGCGATATCGTTAATATCGATGTCGTCTTTATTTATCCTGTCATAATAAAAATGCTTCCCGGAAAAAGTTTTAATAAATGACATTTTGTTCTCCACGTATATGCGCTGCACCGCGCTGAATTCTGGTAAAAAAAATCCCTCACCATCCGGCGATTATTGAGTAAATTACGTTTCCATAAATGCCCCCGCAGGGGCATTTGCAGTAATGAAATCAGGCGATGAAAGTACCAATAAAGGTTTCTACTTTGCTGTCCTTGAATTTCTCAACAAGCAGATCACGAAATTCGTTAGCCATTTCTTCCTGCACCGCCTCCAGCTGAATAATGCGCAGAACCAGTACAGGACGATCGCCAGTGATAATACTGAGGCGTAATTTAAACGGACGTTCTTTCAGACCTTCAAACGGAACGCATTTAAATTCAAATGCCACTGGCATAATGTCTTTGGTCTTCGCTTCGACAGACTCCATCAGGGAGCGTTTGCCGCTGAAGTCATTATCTTCAAAATCAGCGGTCTGGTTTGCTTCAATCGTGATTTTACGGACAGCCGCAGCCGCTTTTGTTGCCTGAATAGCGTCACCATTAGCATCAAAGCCCACAAGATAGTCGGCCCAGTCTTCAATCCATTCTGCTAGTGACTTCTGGGAGTTACGCTCGCCGTTAACAGACAACAGAGCAGAGAACGGTGCTGTCTTTTTCAGTTTGAGTGTGGCGGTGTTATCTGCGTGACCTGGTTCATCAATAGTACCCAGGTTAAGCACACTGACGGCACGCATATTATCAGCATCGATAAAGCAGCGGGTGCCTTCATCTGCAAGATCTTTAGAATAACGGGTAAAGTCATCGATGCTGGCAGTGGAAAGCGCACCACGGAAACGG